GCATTTACTTTTGAATATGGTGTCGTATCAAAGTATTCTGATTGTGTCAAAAGGTTACTCCTCTGAGGCTCTAAAAGTAAACTTCCACAACTCGCCCCACCCGAATAGTCAAGTCTTGGCATATCCTCAAGTATACCCGCTTGGGCTGTTGTGGTGGTTGTTTCTATGTAGTCGGTGGCAACGAGTCCTTGTTCCAACTGCGCTCCCCAAATGGATAATGTTAGTCCTATGCTTGAACCAAAATCGTTTGTTGTTGTGTTGTCGGTTATAAAAATCGTAAATCGATTTGTTGCTGTGCTTGAAGTTATACTACATCTATACCATCCATCACCTACGTCTTGAATGCTTGGAATTGCGCCCGTTGATGGAGTTCCAACAATTACACCATCTTGCAAATCAAATTTAGTTGCAATTGTTGGTGTATTTGTATTCAATAATAAATACCGTCCAGTTCCTTTTTTTGCATAAATACTCCAAGTATTGATTCCCGTAACCGAAGGGAAATAATAAACTCCCGTTTCATTTGTACTCGTTGAGGTTATTAAATCAGCAGTATTTGTGCCATCAGGTGCGGTTGTGTTGTTTGCTGTGACTGTGGCATTTAATTTTGTCCACGATGCATTGTCAAAATCTTGAGAGTACAACGTTAAATTCTCTCTACCCTTCTCAATTAACCCCTCACTATTAACACGGGTTGCCGCTAAGTTAGAACCACGACTAAAGGTGAAATCTCCGTCACCGTTTGTTGGCTTGGCTGAATATAACGTGCCATCTTTGTAGCCGCTTGGTATTTGTATTAAACTCGCTTTATTTAATAAACTCATTTTGTTAATTCTTCTAATTGGTCATTGGTTAAACGGGTTGGGAAAAGGATTGCTTGTTTGATTCCATCACTTACTTGAGTTGTGGTAGGTGTTATTTCGCTTACTCCAACATAAACATTAGATGTACTTGGTACACTTCCGCTTGTATCTGTTCCAACTTGTGAGCCGTCAACATACATAACAAAATCGTTTGATGCATATGCTATGGCTATTTTATACACTTGAGCCGTTGTTCCCGATTGTGTAAATATCGCTTGTAACGAACCACTTGCCACAACAAATGATTCTAAAGATGTTCCCGATTGTTGACCGATTCCAATTCGATTAGAAACCGTGCCATCGCCTATCGCTAAAAATCTGCGATTCTCTGATGGTACTTTACTTAAATCAACCTCAACAAACAACGTACCTTCACTTTGCCCTATCAACTCACTTATTCCCGTTTTACTGCAACTATCAGCCACACGGGTCGAAGATACCGAATAGGTGGGGATGTAACTTGTGCTATAACTTCCGAGTTCAAATTGTGCTCCGTATAGATATACGCTTCCGTTAGCGTATGATGTTGTGCCATCAGTAGTGAAGATTTGAATTTTTTGGGTGTTGGTTACATTTGCTACCATATAAACACGCCACCAATTATTTCCGTAATCAATAGCATCCGCTTCTATAATCCCATCACTACTAAAAACGCTTCCATCGGACAAATCAAAATAAGCGTTTGCATCCGTAGCCGCATCAATACGCAAACGAATACCTCCAACATCTACAAGTTTAACAAATACAGAAAAAGTATATGTGCCCGTTACATTTGTGTTATCTCTTAAATCCTCACCCGCTGCGCTTGTTGTGAATGTGGATGCGTTTTGAACGCCTTCGGGGCTTGTTGCGGTGTTTGTAGTTATTGTGCCCGAAATGTTCCACCCACCAAAATACTCACTTTGTGGGAATAGGTTAGTTCTCTGAGGTTCTAATTTCAAACTTGGGCATCCTCCACCGCTATAATCTACACGAGGTACATCATCTGTGATACCTTCATAGACTGCCGACGTTGTTGTTTCAATGTAACTCTGAGCGACTAAGCCTTGATTGGCTTGTGAATCCATAAAAATGATTCCGCTTGTGCCGTCACCTGAATATGATGCTATTGTTGTATCGGTGTCATTTACATAAATTACAAGATTATTTGAACCTCCTGCCGTACGATTAAAAACAACTTGACATCTATACCATCCGTCTGTTATAGCCGTTATTGTAGTATCAATGGCATACGTTCCGCTTGTTCTTGATGTTCCTTGACTTAAATCAAATAAACCATAATTGTTTGAGGCGGCTGAATCTCTTATTGTAAAATAGTTATACCCGTTGGCTTTGGCATAAATTGAAACTGTAAATAATCCGCTTGAAGTTGACCAACTCGCTTGGGAAATACTATGCGAATCATTTGTTGCATTGGGGGTAATTGTCCAAGCATCATTTGAACCATCATATCCAGCCGCTCCTTGTGTTTCAGTTGCCCTTACCACAGACCAAGTAGTATCAAAACTATTACTCTGCAACAATAAGTTACCCCTCTCTTTTTCAATCAACCCAGCCGAGTTAATCCTTGTTGCCCCACTTCCTCTACTAAACGTCATATCGCCACTACCCGTGTCGGGGATAGCCGAGTAAACCTTACCCTCCTTCGTTGCCGTAGGTGCTAAAACTAACGACGCTAAATCGATTAAACTCATCCTTTCAAATCTCGTATTACTTGGTTGAAACAATCCGCCCCCTCAACTACTCCACTATCAACCGTTACCCTTGTTTGGAACGTCTGCCAATAGTCGAAGTAAGGCATTCTAAAATTAGCCATCGTGCAACTCAACGCTTCAACCGTACCCCCGTCCGCTTCTACACGACTAATAAGGTCGTTAAGAACTTTAAAAGGATAGCCCTTGTATCGGGTTGATTTGACAAATATGCCTATCATCGGTTATACGCTACGATTGAACCGCTTGTTAATGTAATGCTTGAAATGTAGTTTCCGCTTTCAACAGAGATGTAGATGCCGCTTCTCAAAGTTACTCCTGACAATCCCAAAGTTGATAGAAGGCTTGTGCCGTCTTCGTCAAGGATAGCCGATACAACTGCATCATCGTTGACAATAAAGCCTCTGAAAACGCCTGTATTGGCACTCGTGTTTGAAATAACTTTGCAGCCTGTGTATCCTGCTGAAAAGGATGTTGATGTACTACTCATAGATCTTTTCGTTTAATGTGGGTGTATATTGTGTTTTTACTGTTGCAATAGGATTCACTTTTAACATTCCTTGCTCAACTAACTCATCCGCATTGTCAGGGTTAGTGTTGCTTGGTGATGTCTGTGCATATACTCGATAAGAAAACTCTCCGCTATCTACTGAAAAGGTTGAACCCTCAGTTACAGAAAACTTGTTATATCGCTCTGTGTATGCACTGACGTCTGTCAAAATGAAATTGGTTGTGTTGTTAGTCAACCGGTGTGTAATGCTGAATAAATATGTAGGATCAGAAATAGTGGTTTTCTCTGTTAAAGTCAAATACCAAAACTTCGTTTCCTCCTGTGTAATTGTAAGCATCTATATATAATTAAGAAAATTCGATTTTTGGCGAAAAAAAAGAGGAGAGCCGAAGCCCTCCCCCTGTTAGAAACTATGAAAACAAGAAATTAGATTCCCAACGTCGTTGCCACAGCAGCCTGTAACAAGTATGGAGATTCAGCCTCAATAGCACTCAAAGTGAAATTGTAGCCTTGAACGTCACCCATTGCAGTTCCTGACTCAGAAGTCATTGCAGTGATGTCGCATCCGTACTCGTTACCAGCTAACCAATAGTTATCATTGTTATCCTTTACTATGCAGAATACACGATTCTGAGCAAGGAGCTTTAACTCATTACGCTTTGTTGTTGACAACTTACGCAAACGAGCAACGATGTCAGATTGGTTAAATACTGTTCCGTTCTCTTGTGATACGTTTGTAGTGGTAGTCATGCTACCCACGCCCTTCGGAAGCTCATAGGTGTAAACATCCCCTGAAACAACTGTTGTAGCCGTTACCTCGCCACCGCTAACGGTGAACCCGGTAGAAGCCCAGTCGATTAAATGAATGCTCTTGATTCCACCAACGGCATCCTTGCAGTCAAGTGTAAATCCTTGTGTTAGATTACAAGCCATTGGTTACCTCCTTTAAGCTAAAGTGAATTGAACTAATTGATCAGGGAAAGCAATTTGTACACCATACTTCATGGTTGCACGGAAGCGTACCTCATCGTTATCTTGAGAATACCAGAATCTGTACTCCTCTTCTTCGTTTGCAAGGTCAGTACCTACAAAGAAGTTAGACATACGAGCAGCGAACATTCTGTTTGTTCCGCTTAATCCACCAACACCAATCAACTTGATGTTAGTTCCTGGAATCATGATTTCCATTCCCTCAGCATCAACAGCGTAGTGGAAAAGATTAGAATCACGCAAAGCAGTTGTGTACTTCTTGAATGTGTCGATACCAGCAAATACTACTAAATCATCAGCGTCAGCGATGTCAGCAGGTAAAGCGTTGTACATATCGTCAATTAAGCCTTCGATGTTTGAAGTAGTGATTGCAGTTGCACTTGTAGTGTTTCCGTCAACAGTAGAAGCAGAAGCCGCATCAATGATTTTGTTGAAACCATCAAAACGGTTTGTGTTTGGATTAGTGTTACTTGTTGCAGTGTCACCTTGCCACATTGATACTTCTAACAACTTAGCGATACGAGATGCTTTCTCGTTACCGATTTGCTCCTCAAATGGAACAGCCTCAGGAGAACCTGGAGCGATTTGAGTTTGCATCCACTTAGCTTCAAGAGTCTTAGGGCAAAGAGTTTCCTCTACCTTAATCTTTCCTACTGTGATATCTCTCTGAGAGAAAGTAGTGTTACCTGAACTCGTAAATCCACAGCCGTCTTGCTGAAAAAATACATCGCTGCTAAGGATGTTTAAAGCTTCTGCGGATTTTACGCCTACTTGCACCTGACCAGCCGCTTGTAATACAGCAGCAGTCTTTGATCCGAAAAGGGATTTTACTACTAACTCGGTGCTTTGCTCGTTAGTATAGTCGGTTAAACCAGTTACATTAAATGCCATGATTATTTTATTTTTTTAGTGTTTTTGCGATTTTTACAATGTTTGCGAATTGCTCCTCTTTCTTTGACAACTTTGCTGGAGCTTTAGTTGGTTCTTCACTTGGAAGGTCAGCAACCTTTTCTACCAAGTCAACAGTTTTACCAAATGCCTCTTTCATAGAGTTAAAGGCACTCTCGTTTGTGTTTAGTTTCTCCTCTAAAGAATTAAGTTTTTCAACTGCCTCTTCAAAACGAGTAACTAAAGAATTGAAAGCCTCAAGTGAAGCGAACTCAGCAGGTGCTTCTTCAGCAGCTACTTCCTCAACTTCTTCGGCTGGTTCTACAATCTCAGTAACAACACCGCCTTCGGTGGTTACGAGCATCCCGCCCTCTACTTCGTGAACAGCATCAGGAGCAGCAACTAAGCCTTCCCCTGTTTGCACAAAGATTTCAGTTCCAACAGCCAACTCACCTTCCCACTCAACGATAGTACCGTCAACAAGGGTTGCAGTTGCCATTTCAACTTCTTTCTTTTCTTCTTCACCAAATAGAAGTGAGCGAATTTCGGTCAATACTTCTTTTGAATTCATCTATATATATTTAAGGTTTTAAAATAAGTGGCTCAGTTTTTACCATCCCATTTCTCGACTGCCTTCTTTACAGCGTTGTAAATGGCGTTCAATTGTCTTTCTTCTTCGTTAACGTCAAAGTCAAAAAAGCCCTCAACTGAAAAGCCTTTAAACTCTCCGTCTTTTACTCTTGCCCAAATGTCATCATCATTCACAATGTAGCTCAAGAACCAAGAACCATCTGCAACCTCATCATATCCCTTAGGTGGGTATTTCCCACGCTCACGATCAACGATGTAAGACTCAAATAATGAAAGCCCTTTTGTTTCTTTCTCGTGGTGGATGTTTACTGAATCATAAAGGTCAGACTTTGCCCATTTCTTAGCAATTTGAAAGATGGTGTCAGCGTCAAAGTACACATAGTATTCACCTCGTGCCGCATCGTATCTGTAAATCCTTTTCTCTGCTTCCATTGCCATACCGGTTATGATTCTCTTTTCTTCATCTTGAATAGCAAAACCAATCTGATGGCTGTGTGCTTTTAACGGAGTTTCAATATCTGTGTGTGCTTCCTCTGCTGAGCATGGCATCCACTTGTCACCCATTTGATGTGATCCTGTGCAACCTATCTTCTCAGCGTATGCTTCCGCTTCCTCTTTTGTGTTAAACAATGGCAAGTCCTCAGTGATGTATCCTGGTAAGGTTGAAACGTCAACATCAAACTTTCTTGCTTTGCTCAACTCTAATTCTTCAAGCTTTCGCTCTGTGTATCTGAGCATGTCATCTCCACCCCATAGCAAGTAGGAGATAGTGCCACAGGCTTCTGTATCGCTTGGGTTGTAGTATTCCTTTGCACGGCTTAAATAAGAGTAAGTGCGTTTTATCGTTTCAAGGGAAAGGTTTTCACGACCTACTAACTGCCTTGCTCTGTTTTTCCCGACTAACGTAGCACAATCATTCCCAAGTTTCTCGTTTAGGTTGATTCCTCTCTGAGCGTTTTGACTTGCCGCCTTTGGGTAATCATCAAAGAACTTCTCTTGATTGTTAAAGTATTGGAAATCTCTCTCAATGGCTGGATTGGTTACAAGGCTTACAAAGTTCACCCCTGTTTCATCCTCATCATTGATGACTAACTTGTATACTGGTAGTTTGTCCATTTTATATAATTAATTTTTTTGGTTTATTGGTTTACTTTACGATTGACACATCCTCTGTGACTTTCACTTTTTCTTGGGTGTTGCTGATGTCGTATTCAGCCACATAAATTCTCTGTTGCCCTGTGAATTGCTCTGTTCTTGGAAGTCTTACGGATGGAGCATTAAATCTTCCATTAAAACCACCACCGGCTGATGCAGATGATATACTTGGTCTATCTTGAGATTCATAACTACTTTGAGAAATTTGCTGAAGCTGGGCTATACCAAATGCAGCCGCCAAACCTGCTTGTATTAAAGGATAAACAGGAACGACTGCTGTGATCGGACTTTCTTGAGCTGTTGTGTATGCGTTTTGAGTTCCTTCAATACTTGATATTAAAGTTTGTGCATACCTCAAACGCTTTTGTATTTCAAATGCCTTACGACCTCTTTCATCAATTTTCAAGAGTTCTTTATCTCTCATGTTAGAAATTTGCTCCTCAGTATATCCTAATTCTTTTAATTTTTCTATACGCTTTTCATAATCCTGAGTAGCCTTGTCACTCATATTTAAAGTGAACTCTGTGCTGACTGCTAAAACATCTTTTAAGGTTTTGCTTATATCCTCTCCGTACGCTCCAACAAATAATTTTGACCTTTCAAAAAAAGATTTTTGTTCAGTTTCCACAAATGACAAAGTAGCATCTGTGGTTCGCATTGTTGCTTCACCTATATCAGTGACATTTTCTATTGATTGCCCTTTTAACTTTTCACTTGTTAGTAGGTTGTTTTCAATAGCCTTTGTATTTTCTTTTACGGATTTTGTTACGTTGTCAGTTTGGTCTTGCTGATCTAACTGAGCATAAAACAATCTGTTTGTTTCATTTCTTAACTTTATGACCTCATTTGTTAAGCGGAAGTTTTCAAGTCTAAGGTCTTTTAACTTTTTTCTGTGTTCCTCTGCCCCAACGGCTTGATCACCTGTTAATTTTAAAACTTGTTGGTCTTGTTTAATCCTTTCCTCTGTTTGCTTGATTGCTGCTTCATTTGCTTTCAGTTCTTGCTCTCTCTGAAATAATCTGATTTGACTTGCTCTGAGTTCTCCTTGTGTTAGTGCTATTCTCTCATTTTGCAAGTCACGAAGTTGATCATTGTATTCTTTTTGTTCTTCTGCCGCTTTTTTGGTTTCCTCTGAAACTGATGTAAACGCATCTCTTAAAGAATAGACAAGTCCGACTATTGCAGCTATACCTAAACCAAGAAATGATTTTTGCAATAAATCTAATGACCTCAACCATGTTCTTGTAGCCTTTGCAATGTTCAAAATGGCTGGTGCAAATTCTTGTAAGTCTTTTAGACCTTGAGAGAATACCATTGCCCCCTGAACTTTCAAAAGCACTTTTTCAAGCTCCTCAGATTCTCCTCCAAATATAGCCGTCGCACCTGCTGCCAATTCAAAACCAGCAGTTACACCTTGAGCCGCTCTGAATAATTGGTCAGAACCTCCACGAGCCGCATCAATGGCAAAATCAAGATTTTCCATCTCTTGCTTATATCGACCAGCAACCTTGATGGCTTCTTGTGTACGCTTGTCATTGATTCCAAATTGCTGAGCGAGTTTCTCAGCTTCAAGTTGTGTTTGTGATACCGCATCGCCTAAATCTTCATAAGCGTCTGCTGCTTGTTTTACCGTATTGACTCCGTTTACGTCAATATCTATATTTACTGCTTCGTTTATTGCCATTTTATCCTTCTCCTATTATCCAATATTGTGTGCCATCAGATACGACTTCGTCAAATCCGTTTTTAGTGTTGTCTGTTATTGATGTTTGGTCATCTATTAATACAGAGCCATCCCCTGCATTGATAGTTACGTTGTGAGATGCTGTTGTCTTTTTAACTAAAAACATTTTTCCTTTGTTTGCTGCTGTTGGTGTTGGAAGTGTGACTGTCACATCCCCATTTGTTGTGTCGCATATTATCAACCAATCATCATAGACGGCTGAGTATGGGCTATCGGTATCATCTATATTGACAACCTTACCGCTACCTAACCAAGACCCAACCACAGGGTAATTCTCAACATAAACTCTGCGACCTTCAGGAACTACAAAATCTGTACAATTTAAAGCAGTGGTAAATTCCATTCCTTTACTCACTTTTGTTCCCTCACTACCTAAAACAGTAACAAATGCAGAACTTGATTGATTATTATCTCCGTTTGTTATTGTGTCAGAGTTGCCTGTGTTGTTTCCAACAGTAACGCCTCCTTTCCAAGTGAAGTCTGGTGTTTCTGCTTGACCATCAACAGGAAATCTGTCCTTTGTTGCTTCACCCTCTCCATCAAATCCACCCTGACCAACTTTCTGATTGTCGCTGATGTAAGGTGTGTAATAAGTAGAAAGCAAGAACTCACACAAGTACACCCCATCCCTTGTAGGTCGGTAGTCACTGATTTTGTTTAGTTTCCAATACTGCCCCTCAAAAAAGTAATTGTCAGCAAAGGAGATGTTCCCCCAATCGTTTGGAGTAATTCTGAAATAACCCTTGAATATCTTTGAGTTTTTATCGCTTATCTCTGAGATGTATTTGTAGTAGTATTTATTGACAAGGTTGTCGTTTGAGTAAGGGAATCCAACCGGTACATAAGCCCTCTGAACCATTCCGAAGTTTAAATCAAAACTCATTGAATCAGGATCATCAATGTGCAAAGTCAATGGGTAATTACTTTCATTGGGTGCAGTGATGTTTGTGCCGTTGTTTATATATCCTCCCTCATCTGTGCTGTAATAGTCAAAAGTCCAATAAGGAGATGTTGCTTTTAATCCACCATAATACAAAATCCTTAAGCTTGAATCATCTTCAGAAACATCAGAATAGTAACGCCCTGAATATCCCTTGTCATAATACATTACAGTCGGAGCAAATGTGACCTCAATCTTTTTCTCTTGCTTGATGAAATCATTATCAATGTCAATCGTTCTATCTCCATAGATACGAGAATAAACGTCTTTGTATTGCTTGTTTAATGTATCCCCTCCGTCTTTATAACTAAATTTGTATGGGTTGTTTTGCAACTCTCCCATTGGTAGTAATTGATGCGGCTGTGAGTAGTCAAGTTTTTGACTCCAATTTACATTGTCACCGTTGTAAAATTCATCCCTTGTTTCTACCCTTAGCGTTTTAGTATCCGTCTGCTCAATGTAGAGATTGAACATCTTAACCAGGTTCAACAAAAATTCCTTTTGTGTCCAATCACCTGTAAAGAACTGACCAAAATCAACTGTGCGATCATAAGCGATTGTAAAAGCATTTGAACCATTATACACATACGTCGATACATCGATGTCAATATCTTCATCAACTTTTACAGCTCCTATTGGATATGCTGAATAATAAGAGTTAATGTATTTGACCTGTACGATTTGATTTGCTCTTAAATCTATTTGCTCATTTAAAACTAAAGCGTTTGTATCTAAATCCTGAAAAGAAATAGTTCTTCTTAATGTGCCATCAACATAAATTCCAAAATCTAAAACATTAGAGTTTGGTGGTATATTTTGCAAAGTTAGTTGTATATACCAAACATATCTACCAGCAGCAGGTGTAGTGTATGAGTAATTTCCTGCTGTATTATCAAAATTGCCACCATTGTCAAAGTTTCCTCCTGTGCTATCATTGTCTAAAGGTATTAGGTCACCCACGCTTAAAGTCGTAGCTCCACTTACTTGAGCCTGAAACAATCTATTTGTAACTGCTGAAGGTTGCTCAGTTAACGCCCCATAAGTATAGGGAACAATTAGCCTTTTAAATTCATCCGTTGTAAAGAATGAATCGTCTGTGTACTCATAGCCATAAGTAGAGAATATCTTGTCAACTATGGTTTTTGCATATAAACAAGGAGTGTGGTCATCAACTCTCCATTTAGCCGTATCAGGTAAGGATGTTGCCCTCTTTGGTGTAATCTGACTCCAAACATATCCCTTGCCATATTCAAACGCCTCAGGGCTTCCGTCTATATATATTTGAGAATCCCACGAGTCAGTGATGTTTACAATGTTTACCGTGTGATTGTATTCTGAGAAATCAAGGTCAGCAAGTTTTGCATTCTCAATGCTTGTGAATAGGTTTGCCGTTTCTCCGTGTATCGTGCAATTATAACCAATGAGATTGTTGTTCTCAACGATTATCTCTGTGAGTCTTATGAATCCCCTGATCTGCTCAATTCCATCTGCCGTGACAAAACAATCTGCTTTCTTGTTAGGATCAAAGTCGGGTGTGTATTGTGCCGTTCCTGTTATTTCATTTGCAACCTCAAAGATGTTTCCAAATATCTGATTGTTGTTTTTGGTTGCCGGTATGGTTAAGGTCTTTGTGTAGTCTGAACTCCTCTGCTCAGGATTGCGAATATCTGCAATAGAGCGAGTGATGACCATGTCAAAATCAGGAGCAAGGTCTAACTTGTTAGCGTTGAATGCTCTTTCATCTAACGTGAGCAACCCAGCCGACAAGCAATCCACTCCTTCAAGTATGCCACCTGTTGACAGAACCCTTTGCTGATATTGACTAAATATCTGCTGATAGTCGCTGTCATTGGTTTTAATAAATACCTCTATCATAGACGCTGAACCTTATCAGGAAAACTCAATTCTGCTTCAATAGTTAAATTAAACGCCTTGTCATTGATGTGATACCTCTGTTCATATTCTGTGTCCGTGATATTCACCGTGTACAAAGCATCATCATAAATCCAAACTCTTGGACTCATTACCAATTCTCTAAGCCATACAGATTCAGCCTCTGTGATAAGATCGCTGTTTAGTGTGATTCTCTGTTGAGCCTCTGTATAGTATTGGCTATTATTAAATGATTGGTTTGTATAAGCGTAGTTTTGCCCATCTAAAGTGTAAGGATTGGCTCGGTAGTTTCTTCTTTCAATGTCAAAGTTATCCCTTCTGACTTTGTTAAATCTGAACGACTCAACTGCTCCCAACCGGTTAAGAAAGAACACATCAACTGCATCGTATTTAGAACAACGCTCGTCAATGGTTATCGTGTATGCTGAGCCTACCAAGTTGTTTGACGAATCCTCTGGACGTATCGTGTAACTTGTCGCACCCGTCGGAATGCCGCCTGATATATTCGAGCCAATAGGGAAACGAACCATATCATCTGTGGTCGCATTGATGTTGACAGTACTACTATCAGAAAAAGTAACAAGTAAATGGTCGAGAGTGCCATCGTGTAAAGCGTAAAGCCAATCTTTTTGATTTCTGTGTATGCGTTTTGAAACATTGTTTGATAAGAATCCTGCCGTGCTACTCGCACCCATAAGATAGTCACCCTCATCGTAATTCAAGAAAGTTGACGGAGCGAGTGCCGCATTCCAAATTGTGTTGCCTGTTGCAGTTGCCTCAGCTAATGTCTGAACGATTGGCGATGTTGTGCCGGTGCTGTACTCATACCCAAATTCAAGCTTGTAATCAAAGAATGAGTTTGAGCAACCACTTGCTGCTGAATCAGTATAATCCCAATCTTGAGTGACGTATGACTCAAGGACACGAGAAATGTTGAACACCCCTCGATTGTTTGATCCATAGTATAACGGAACTTTGAGCCTGGTCAAAAGCGAGTCAGTGCTGTTTTTGACATCGCATATAAATTTAAAGTTGTAATTGCTTGTTATCCCGGTAGAAGTTTCCTGAACAACCCACAGATTGTCATTGTAGGCTGGTTGGTGTGTTCCACTGACTTGGTGACTTGTAGTGAGTGCCATCTATTTATAATTAAGAAATCAAGCGAAGTGGCTGAAATGAAGAAAGCCCCCCAAATCGGGAGGCTCTCAGTATGAAACAAACGAGGCACTTTCAACCCCGTTTGATTCTGTTAGTTTAAATCACTACAAGTTGAGTAGTATCTGTGTCGTATGGATTACCATCGTAAAAATAATAATTGAATCCTCCTAAATCAGTTCCTTCCTTGTGCGAATACATAAAAATCGAATTTTGAAAATTAATTTTCTTTGGCATCTTTTGAAGTCTTTTGACACCAAGTAGTTCCTTTCTTCTATAAATTGTTTGTTTCATATATCAAAGGTAAGTCTTTTTTTTATATATGCAAATTATTTTTGCTTTTTTAGAGCAGTTCATTCAAACAGGCACACACATAACTTTCAAAACCTGATGCTGCTGCCTTCTCTAATCGCTTCTGCCTCTGTTTGCTGATGGTGGTGTGAAACGCAAGAGTATTCAAGAACTCAGTGAGTGGCATCTCAAGTATAGCATCCCACTCTTGCCGTCTTCCACCTGCTAATCTGTCAACGAGTCCGAGCCATCCGAAAACATCTCCTTTGCTTTCTTCACCTCCCCCTTCAAATAGGTTAGGGTAGTTTTTAATAATTTCGGATAGAGAGCCGAAAAAAAAAGCGAGTATTTGTAAAACTGTGGTGCTGGTAGATACTTGAAATTGTCAACCTTCCACTGATAATCATCCTCTATCTTTCGCCCAAATATGTTAACTCTGTAACTCAAACAAGCAATGATCTTGTGCAATGCTTCTATTTTGTCGCTATCACCTAACTCTTGAAGTTCAATAAAGTGGTGAGCCTCCATTGCTTTGGCATTCTTTACGAGCTTGAATCTTCTGCCCTTGTGTTTGAATGTCCATTTTAATCGGTGCTTTGGTTCTTGTTCTAAAAACGACAAGTCAATTTTCCGCAAGTCATTTAATGTCCACTTCTCAACTTCCTCATAAGTCAGCCCTTTAATTATCGCTACCGTGTGAGCCGTTTTCTCAATCGGGTTAAGGTCATCAGGCAGCTCTCCAATCTCTTGGAGCATTCCGATTGTAATATCTTTCCATTTAAGCATAGTAAAATAAACCTGGTTTGTTATGTTGTTTGCAATCATTGGCAAGAGCTAACGACATCACACAATCATCGTGCAGTCCTTGTGGTGCTGTGTATCTCACTCCTGTTCTTGTGTATTCAAATTCAAAGTTACGCATTTCATCGGCAATCACCCCATCAGGGAATTTAACTTTCTGACTTTGTACTGCCACCACTAAGCCCTCTATCAGTTGCTGCTTAGATTGACTCGTAAACTTGAATCCTTTGATTCTTGGGTGCTGTCTTTGTAATTGCTCAACGATAGGATCACCGACTCCCGTGCTATCCACAAATGCAGGTGTGTTGCCTATGGTTGCCGTAATCTTTTGCAATGTCTGACTCCAATCAGATTGAAATCTGTCAAAGTGAACGACCTCGCCCTTTTCGTTTAGTCCTATAATCACAGTCCAGTCAGTGTACTTTGCAAGGTCAATTCCGTAGGCTGTTGGTGTGCCGGTGCTTTGTTGAATACAAGCGTCAATGTTCTGATGTCCAAATGGGTTGCTATTATCATCAGCAGGTTCAGCCAAATATAGCTCTCTAAACACATACTCAGGTAGGTCACGTTTGGCTTGTTCTATTTCCTCACGTTCAATGATGCCTTCATCTGCCGCATCGTAAGCCGTGATTTTGAAATACTGCATATTGGGATCACCAGCCTTTGCTCTTTCCCCCAATTTATAAAACCAATTCTTTTTGCCCTTGACGTTACCAATCAACTTGCATTTGCCTTGTGTCGCTGTTAGGGTTGAACGTAGAGCGAACCATGAGTCTTCTCTTGCTCTTGATGCCTCGTCAAACACAGCAGAATAAACATCATCACCATACAAGTTGTCAGGCTTCTCTGCTGATTTAAACTCTATCCTTGAGCCTACCGGTGTTATCAGTGTCAACTTGCTCTCATTGGATACAAAGAAATTCTTCTCTGTGACTTGAGCCTTCATACGTCTGAATGCAATCTCCGCTTGTTGGTAGACAGGAGCAACCCACCATACTGACTGATTCTCTTTCAAATTAAGCGACTGCTCAAATAACCAAATAATATGACTTGCTGTTTTACCTGTCTTAGTGGATGCTGCCGTTATCGTGTAACGTGCATCTGAATCTAAGATGGCTTTTTGGTAGCTCGTCAGTTTTGGTCTTGAGTAGTTGATTTGCATCAAAATAGTTTTAGTTCTTTTTGTGCTTTGTCGATTCGTTCTTGTGCTATGTTAAAGTATTTCTCTTCTTTTTCTATTCCGATAAAATTACGATTTGTATTTATACAAGCCACTCCAGTACTTCCAGAACCCATTGTAAAATCTAAAACAGTTTCATTTTCGTTGGTGTACGTTCTAATAAGGTATTCCATTAATGCCACTGGTTTTTGAGTGGGGTGCAATGAATGCCTATTATTTCCTTTTGAAAATTCTATTATAGTTGTTGGATTTCTTAAATCTTCATTATACGATATTATTTTTTTATCTTTAATACTTCCGTAAACTTTTGGATTTGCATTACCTTTACCTTTAGAATAATTTTCTTTTTTCCATTTGCTTATTATAAGTCGTTTTACCTTTATTTATAAATACACTTATTATTTCGTGTCTTTTCATTGGCATTAAGTTAGCATTTAGAAAACCACTTGGAGAAACCCTATCCCAAACCCAATCATACTTATAATTTTTAATATTACTCATTCGTAAAGCAGAACTAAAAGGCTCACTTCCAAATAAAACTATTGCACCATTTGGTTTTATTATTCTATTCAACTGCTCCCACATTAAATCAAAAGGAATAACACTATCCCATTTACAAGCGGTAGTTCCATAAGGAGGGTCTGTAATTATAGCATCAATACTATGTTTTTCAATCCCTTGCATTAACTCTAAGCAATCACCGTATAATAATTTAATTTCTGTCATTATTTGCATTTTTAACCCCTTATTTACGTGTTAAAAAAAACCGATTTCGTTTCACGATGTAACACTCCTCAATAGCTCTACACGCTTTTTGTTGATGGTGTCAAGATCGTGATGTTGCTTACAATAATGATAGTTAATCATACCCACCTCTTTTACTTTGTCAGACTTGATTAGCTTTCCAATCTCTGACCAATCATTGTTTTTAACAAAGAAACATCCGAGATTGTCACGGTGGTTCGTGTACGGCTCAACTGATGACACAAAGATGGGCAACTTGTAGGCTGCCGCTTCGAGAATCTTCAGTTCTGATTTGTATCGGTTGAACTTAGTCGGAAGCAATGGAGCAATGCAGATGTCAATCTCACTGTAATACTTGCCGAACTCATTTGCTTTTGTTCCTACCCTTGTCTGAAACCACTCAGGTCGTTTATGTCTTGGCTCTCCTGTGATTGCTTTCTCCATTGTTGCCCAATCAGCGACGTTCTCATGAAAGCCACACATTAAGAACCTCGCTCCATATTCCTCACAGATAGGCTTTATTTTGTCTGTAAGCAACTTTAAGTCTTCAGTGTGAGATAACCCTCCAACCCAACCAATAGTGAAAGGATGCTCTGTTTCTGCCTTCCATTGGCTTTGATTTAAGTCTAAAGCATTGGGGATGATTGTGACGTTTTGATTAAACTCTTTTACCTTCTCCTCAAGTTGCGGAGTGGTAACCATCACAGCATCTGCATAATGTAGGCTATCCTTGATGCCATTCTTGATGTATGCCCGATAGAATTTATAAGCTGGGTTGTGTTTAGGTATTACCCAATAATCATCAATATCAACTATGAAAGGGATTTTCTTTTTTGCGAGTACCGGTAGAATGTTGTATTGCAATCTTCCAAGCCATCGGTTGAATACCACGCAATCATATTTCTCAAAGGGTAAATCAGCCCACTCGTTTTGATCCACAGAAACATCAACTGTGATGCCGTAGTCTATTTGAATTTTGACGTATGGGGTGTATAGCCTGTGAAAGCTCACCCCATTCATTCCGTCAAGTAGTAGTAAGATTCTCATCAGAAAGGCATATCATCCTTCTCCTTCGGTGGTCTTGGTACTGCCACATAGTGTGTAGCCTTTGACCTGTCGTTTTGAGTCTTTAGTTTCTGCACTCTGATTCTGACATCTCCGTACTTGTTAATTTCAAGCCTTCCGTCAGCAAGTGCTTGTTTGAATTTCTCCACGTTTACCGTGATGTTTAAGCCGTAGTCATCTGACCAGGCGTTTCCTAAAAATGTAATTTCATCCATATTATTTGGTTTAGTCTAATTTAAGTGTAACGTTTACAACCTTAGCCTCAACGGTTGCGTCTACTGTTTCCTTTGGTTTACCATATACCCGACTCAACAAAGTGTCCATTGAGTAGAGTGAACCTTTCTCGTAGCTCTTGATGATTGCCTTTGCAACTGTCTTTTCTAACATCGTTGCTCCTTCGTTTTTCAAAACCTTTTTAATCTCCTTCTCATCCATCGCCATTATTGCCTGAATGCTATCGTTGACCTCTGAAAGCTTGTATCCTTCCTCCTTCATCAAGGTGGTGAACTTTTTAGGTCTGCCATTGGGATTGTTTGTTTCCCCTTTCTCAGGTACTTTGAGAGTGCCTCCGTTTCTGCCTGGTATCTCTTTCATTACTTTGTTCTTACTTTGTAATTGCGTTCGTTCATCTTTACCTTATGGACAACTTTTAACATCTCTTTGTCCGCTTTGTTCCCTTCATATTTTTCATGGCAAGATCTACAAACCGCCATCAGGTTTTCAATTACATCTTTATCGCCTTTTGGGTTGCCTCCCATTCCTCTTGCTTCGATGTGGTGAATATCAACGGCTTGATTGCCGCATATCTCACACGGTATAAAATCGGTTGTGTCATAGCCGAAATAATCAAGATATATTTTTACATGACGTTTCAAAGTCTAATCAGTTGACATTTGGTTCTCTGTTGGAGTTCGTGCATGTGAGCATTGTGAGCGTTGAAGTCTGTTCCTTGTTCTGCTTGGATGTAGTGTTCAGTAAGTCCTTGATATAAAGCTCTGCCTCCATCTATGCCTAACGTGTAAACCTGATCGAATCGGTTCATCAGTAGTTCAAATGCAAATGAACTTGAGTTGAATGTTCTAAATGTGTAATGCCCTATATTTGGATCAATCTTAAACTGAACAAAGATGGTGTTGTCGTATATCTTTTGATTGCAGGTTCTGGTCAGAATGAAACGTGCTTTGTATTTGCCGTGAATGTATTTCTGTGGTTCGTTATAAATCACAGGATCATGAAAGGCTGCTATATCTGCATACCTTGTTTTTTCCAATGCTCCATTAATTGTCCAGACGTTATAGTCTAACATCATTGAAGCATCCCACCTCTCAAGAGATGCACCTGTACCAACAACAAGCCAAGGTTTATCCTTCGCCCAGGTCTGTTGTATTATCTGTGTTACGCACGACACGTTTTCTTCGCTTTTTTTTAATCGGTTGCTCATTGGCAACAAATTCTTTATTCTGTGCTTCAGCTCTTATAATCATTGAGAGCATTCCCTCAACGACACAATTGCCGCACGTTGGAAGTGGTTTCCCCATCTCTTGTAGATACACTGCTCTGAACTCCACGTTTTGTTCAGGTGTCATTTTTAATACTTGTGTTTCTTTCCATTTCTGAAACACCGGCAACATCTCGGTGAGGATGAAATCAATTTGTTCTTTGTTCATTTAGTATTCTTATTACTTTGGTTAGTGCCTCATTAACTTCGCTTGGTCTTGGTTGACTTATGGCGAAGCCTCTTCGGTATTTTAAATGTCTTTGTAGTGTGTCAATTACTTCGTTTAGGTCCTTTAGTTCATACATATCTGTTCAATATCGCTGCTATCATCGCACTTGCAAATGAGAATAGAACCCCCTCCAAGGAGTGGAAGTACAGTACACTCAACCAAAACGCCATACATAGCTCACAGGTAAATGGCTTAACCTTGAACTTGTATGTGAAGTTTCTTACAAGAATTACTCCTGCGGAGGCGAGTCCTAATATCTCAAATGTAAGGCTCATATTTTTTGAATTGTTTATTTGCTTTGTATTTAATCTCGTTAATCACTTTGTCTATTTCGTGCCTACTGATGCCGGTTGCTCTACTAATTGATCGTGCCGATTTTGGTTTAATGTTTCGCCCTCCTTCTGAATACAGCTTCCAAATTTTGGTGTGATACCAATCGTATTCTCTGAGTACGATGTCAATGCAGTAGTGCAGTATCTCTTTTCTATAATCCACATCATGATCAGGAATCTCAAGCTTTGAGGAGTCAAGCATTGGCTCTTGTTTGAATAGTTTGTTGAACCTGGTGTATTGACCATAGGCTTGGTTAACCACAATGCGAATGACAAGCCCTTCCCAATATCCACTATTATATTTTTCCAATATCCATTCTTCATCCTTTTCGCAGATTATGAGGAACACCTCCTGATACAAATCATTTGCTTGGTGCTTCCCTATCTTGTCACAAACTTCCCTCAACCATTCGGCTTTTGTGAGCTCGTTTATGATGTCGGCTTTTTTGATATGTCAAAGTTTGTTTATCTTTTTTATCCTTGTTTAAGAAGTTTTACACAATAAACGCACAGTCTTGTCATTGCATATGCTATAAACCTCAAAGCCTTGTTTCATATATTTCTTGGCATAGTAGATGACTTGCTTGTCATTCTCAAGCATTATGTGAACGTATTCTTTACCCTTCCTGACCGTCAGCTCCATTGATTAACTCTAAGATGGTTAACTCCTCTCTGTACACTTGCGGAATGTCAAGCCAATTCTCAACTCTCTTACATCCATTGATAACGCTTGAATGGTCACGGTTAAAGATTGAACCTATTTTGATGGTGCTGAAATTTCTGCGATGCCTAAGGTAATAGAACAAAGCGTGTCTGACATTGACAATTGACCGATCTCTCATTGGACTTTTAAGTTCATCTTCGGTAATACCGTACTCGTTTAGTATTCTCGCATAAAGCTCGTGGCATCTTTCAACATTATGTCCTTTGAGTTTTAGTATTTCATGCCTCATCTTGTGGATGGTCACTTGATACTCTCGCATTTGATTTCTTACTTTTCTTTGGTAATTGTCGTGTTGCTTTTCTAATCGTGTGAGCTTTTGCTTTGCTGCAATGTATTCTGGATAAAAATCTTTCATAGTTCTAAATAGTATGCCATACAGGCTGCTTTGTAAATAATTTCCTCGTCTAATTGTGAGCGTTTCTGTTTATGCCCTCGCTCCCTTTTCATTTTGTAAAACCAAATGTTTTGATTGTCGTTTATCATCTCAACTAATTCACCCACTCGCTTCTCATCAATCTTTGGCTTGTCTGTCAACTCATCCCAAGCATTGCTGAGTAGAGATGGGAAAACTGCGGCTCTTTTTGTTCTGACATTTTCCCAGTTGCTTTTGGCTATCTCAAAGGCTGACATCTTTGGACTATTATCAACCGGTGCTTCTATTGCCATATACTCTCTCGGTTTCAGTTTGATTGTGTGGCTGTTGTCTTTGATGTAGGCGTTCATAATGTCGCTCACAAACTTGACGTTTAATTGCTGTGGTTGTCTAATGGTGTACTTGCCAAGTAGATACTCTCTGAAGGCTTTGTCCATCGTTTCAATATCGCATCGTGCGAATCCGTCTTGAATAAACTCGATGAACTCCTTACCTTGTGCTGGTGGCTTAATGCCTCCTAATGAACAGAGCTTTTTTAATCGCTCCAATATCATCTCCTGATTAACATCCTGAATAAACATGATTACAATTCTAAGTATAATTTTTCTAATTGCTTAAAAATCTCAAATGCTACCTGTGGCACTATGGCGTTTCCGTATCCTTTGATTGATTCTCTCCGCCACTTTGAAAAGGTAATTCCGTCCAATTCGGTGGGAAGCCCATCATCTCCGCCACAAATCGGGGGTTGAGTTGGGAATTTTTGCCATTGGTATTCAATGTTGCCCAACTGCCCAAATCGTTTGTTTCTGTTCTCCCTCTCTTTTCTAATGATTCCGCACTTCCGCTGCCGTTCGCATCGCTTACGGTTGGAGTCGGTAACATTCCCATCAATGCCATCTGCTTCAATGGATTTTGTAGCATTATTCCTTTCTTTTTGTGGCGTTGTTGTGCTTTTTTGAATGTTTCCTCTTTTCGTGGAGTATTCCAATCGTAAGTATTTGGTGTTGGTAGCAACGAACCATATTCTTGCCCTTCTGTGGGGAGCGTTTTTGCTTGCAGCTGGAATATTAAACGGCTGTACTTCGTACCCTTCAGCTTCCAAGTCAAGGCACACCTGCTCGAATACCAATCCGTCATCAATATTAAATATATTAGCAACGTTTTCAGCGATGACGAATGTCGGTTTAATTTCTTGTATTGCTCTAAGCATTTCGTGCCACAAGTAGCGTTCATCATTTGCTCCTTTTCTTTTACCTGCAACTGAGAATGGTTGGCATGGGAATCCTCCTGTAAGAATGTCAATTTCGTTTGCATATTTTTTAAAGTCTGTTTTACATATATCAATGAGGCTGTCAGCGTTTGGGAAGTGGTAGTCTAAAACGTTACGAGGAAATTCCATCCATTCACAGTGAAAGATGTTCTCCCATCCCATCCACTCAGCAGCTAAATCAAAGCCACCTAATCCACTAAATAAAGATCCGTGTTTCATAATGTCCAGTTATCTAATTCGTTTTGACTATCCGCATACGGCAGCTTTTCATCTTCGTATCTCCTTTGATTTAAATACGTTGTAAAGTTAGGAAGATAATCTGTCTTTTGAGCTGCGATGTGATTTTTAAGAAATTGTGGTAGGTGTTCCCTTATCTTTTCAAGCTCAGGCTTTTTAAGTTTGTTAAACTTAGCGGCTGCATCCTTCTTGCTTCCCGGTTGGCGTGTTGAAACTTGACTGTAAGCCTTCCAAACCTGATCAAATATTTCATCCCTTTCCACCAAGAGAGATTTATCTCTCTTATTTATTACATTAACATTTACACTATCACTTACACTTACATTTACACTATCAGCTTTTTTGGGTTTTTCAGAAAAGGGTTGGGTTTTTTCGCTTTCTTTGGGTTTCTTTGGTCTGCCACCCTTTTTCCCATTAAGGCTCTGCTTTTCAATGTAACTATCCCATTTCTGAAGGTCACGCTTTAATTGTTGTCTAATAGGTTCAAATGCAATCTTAGTGATAACATCGTCTGTTTCAGGATCAAGGTCGTTGACATAAGCGAGAATATGTTTAAACAATCTCCCAGCTTGTTCCTCGTTTAACTGCTCCACCGTATGAATTAAGTCGGTGTACAATATGAATGATTTCTTATTTTGTGCCATAAAAAAAGCCTCGTACCGATTAGATGTGTAGGAGTCCATCTAACCAGCCGAGGCAAAAATCTTTTAACATAACAGCTCCTACCCTGTTGTTTGCTTTACGAATATAATGAATTATCAGAATAACCCAAATCACTTTTGACTTTTTGTTGATTTGCCATCTTCTCCAGGTACTTCTTACCTCTGAATTGTGGGCGTTCCATTTGAAGTTTACGTCTGATTCTTGTGATAGTCTGTGCATCGGTCAACTTGCCGAATGTGTACTCACGTTTAAAATCGTCAAAGGTTTCTAATCTGATACCTTCATCTGCCATCTGCATTGTCCAATAATAGGCAGTGAGCATTCTGTCATCGTCTTTGGTTTCAGGGTGCTTTAGTAGAACTGCGGCAACCCTTTGCTGAATCATGTTGTTCATTTCTTGAATCTCCTTCTATATAGTGGTTCAACATACGGCTTTTCAGATTCGTTGGCTTGGCGTTCAAGCTCATCTTCAAGCTTCTTAAATTCTCTGACTTCATCGCATATTTTCAAATAAGCTAAATAGCAAATAAGCATGATCAATGCGATTGGCAAAACTAAAATTACTGGTACTTCCATAGTTCAAATATAAACTTTCTTTTTAATCTGACAAAATATTTTGCAATAATTCCCAAGCATTCTCTAATTTCTCATTGAGTTCAAACTCAACTTCATGACGTTCAATCTCCCCAATGTGCATCTGTTTCTCTTGTGGCATTCGTGGATCATAAGAAACGAAGTATCCATAGTCCAAGTCAGTTGTTAGCATTCCCAACTGCATCTGCCAATAATACTCAGGGTGTATTTGCTTCAGAGAATCCGCATCATAGATGTTGAAGTTCTTTAAATGGATGCCGCTATTGTATGGGCATTTTATTTCAAGGATAGCATCTGCACTCAGCCCGTCAGGTGAATAACCACTGTACTCTCCATAAGGGATAAAGACGTAGGTTTCTCCACCGTAGTATGTCCACTCTTGGAAGTTTTGCTGATTGAAATGGTAAAAGGCATCTGCTTCGTGTGATATGCCCCATTCAAGAGCATCTCCGTAAATTGGCTTAGAGTTGCCGGTCAATATCTCAGCAGCTCGTTCATAGACAAATGTTTCTGCCGTCTTAGATAGGGGAGAACCTGAACGGCTGCTCCCCATTAACTTGTGTACAACTGAAGCCGTGAAACGATTGGCTCTTGCTTTGAGCCATTCCTCTTGACTTTGTGTCATCGTAACTTCCATCCGTTCTGCATTAGTCATTTCGTTGCTGTCAACACCTCCTCGTGTTTTTTAGAGATGACAAACTTGTCTTTGATGTCTTGGATGTTTCCACCGCTTTGAATGTGCTTCAATGCTTTCTGCCACATTGGATGTTGTGGTGTGATGGTTTCTTTCACGGTTTTAACCTGATGCCCACTTGCAGAATTGCCGTCATCGTCTGCCTGGTTTAAATTAAAGATAGAAGCAAGAGCATATCTTCTTGCATACGTCAAAGCTGATCCGTACTGCTGAGGATTGTTCGCATCCCTCATCCTCAAGAGTTGTTCAGATTGCATCCATTCGCCTGATTCAACGTGATAAATCTTTGTGACCAACACGTCATCGTGTGGATGTTGAGTAATCAAAAGCCCTAACTCTTGACATACCGGGTTGATGGTTGTCAGGATACTGGACAAATCCGCATACGAAGAGTGAAAGTGATCATTCTTGGCTGTCTTCTTAACAGCGTTTACTTTGCCTTGAAACTCAAAGAGAGCTTTCACAAGGTTGTTTGTTTCGTTACTTGTTTTCATTTTCTACTAATTTTATTTTGTTTGGTTTTAGGTCGTGGTAGTACATCAAGTCATTGATAACGTCGTGACGCTCAATGTCATTGTACAAAAGAAAGTCAGTGGTAAAAGACGCACCTTCTTCATCAACTTGTCTGAACACATGGTCAGAATACTCATCCCGGTAGTGTTCCATAATCATTGACTCGATTTCTTCACGATCAAAGATTAACGTGACAAAATACTGCTCAACAACAACATCTTTGTCTTCAACTAAAATGGTAATCATTGCTGCACCTCCTCATTCTCGATGTCCTCAAGGGCAGCCTTTAAAACTAAAAGAGCTTTGTCTGAAATGACGTTGCCTTCAATGTACTTCTTGACGCTGGGCATAGATACGCCCGTTTGTTCACTGACACGCTTGATAATGCCGTGACGTTTCTTAAGCTTAATGAGCTTTACAATTTCTTGTATTTCCATGCCACAAATATAAAAATAATTTGCAGAATGAAAAAACTTTTTTAATTATGGGCTGCCTAAAGTGTCGGCAATATACCTTCCAATTCTCTCTGCGAGTGTTTGGGTTGTGACTTTTTTCAACGATGGTGTGACGAATGGTTGAGCCTTTGTTCCCTTCTGTCCAATCTTACGAGCGATAACGTAAGCGAGTGACTTTGTGGCGGCTATCCTATCAGGTGACTGAGCAATCTTTTGCTGCACAGGTCGTTTGTTTTGTATCCACTCGTAAATGTTTTTAATCGGTGGCATCTTACCGGCTCTCCTTCCATCCTCTACATACTGCCAGTAATCCTCCATCAAAACAGTCAAACGGTATCCGCTTTGTGTTCCTTTGATTTGTGGCTGAATAGACTGAGATAATGAACTTGAGGCATTTGTCTTGTTTGACCTTAATCGGTTCTGCATCTGAGCAATCAGCTCATTGCCCCAATTCTGAACAACACGCAAAATCCCATCATCTGCTGACGGGTTAAAATCTGAATACTCTTTCCCTATTTGTTCAAGAGAATCAGCCATTCAATTTGCTTAGTGCGTAGTTGTGAAAGTCCTTCAATCTGTTGATCCATCCACGACCAAAATGCTTGAACGAAGATAGCCCTCTCAAGAAGTTAACTCTGTGGTCATAACTCTTTAGGTAGATATAGTCCTCTCCTTTCATTATTATAAGGCGATTTAAGGCACTTAAAGTGTTCTTTCCTACCTTCCCATCCACAGCAATTGAGAAACCCTCTGATACGATAAATTTCTGCAACTGCTTGGCTGCTCCATATACTCCAGAACCCCAAGCAAAATCTGCCCAGAACTCAGCAATCAAATCAGATTCAATGTCATCTGCCTTAATGCCGTCCCAGTATAGTTTGTAAATGGACTTCCAATCATCGTGACTCATTTCATAGAATCGCTTGATTGCTTCAGGTGAATCCCCAAACTGCGATTTAAAACTTTTCCAAGTAATCCCTTTATTGGTGTGAAAACCTGAGCCATCAGGCACACAATTTGAAGATGCACTGTCTTTAACGTGCTTACTGAGTCCTCCTTCCCAGCGAAGGATATAGTCGATATTAGCATTGTTTATATTACCCATGGTCTTGTATTTCTTTTTGTAATCTTTTGAGATACCACTCTGCTTTTTGCAAGTCTTCCATTCCGTTTTTACGATTATAACGCCACATATACTTAAGAGAATTACCCCGTAAATAACCTTTAAATTCTTCATAACTCATTTGTGCTTTAATACATTCTATACATTCAATCTCCCCTGCATAGTGGGTTGGATTGTTCACGTTGTCAGCCATATATATCTAAACTCTTCGTATGGCAAATCTATATAAAAAGAATGAGATCCTTCGCAAAACACCTGAGTCATCTCATAAAATTGTGAAGCTCCTATGACCTTTGACAAGTCCAAAATCCCTTGTTCCACTATCTCAACCTCTTGAGCTTCTGACTGTAATCCTATCTGCTGATAAATAGGATCAACCATTTCTTCTCTGAATATGTAGTTGACTTCTATCTTCATTGTGTTTGATACGTTCTCGCTTTCACAATCATTTTATCTATGTTTTTCTGATGTATTCTTACAGGCGTTAATTCGCACCATCTTGCACCGATGAAACGTGGCGAAAATCCCTTTTCTATTGCCCACCCTGCAGCTCCATATTCATCGCCCTTCTTATACTCGTCTTTATATGTGGAAGTCCTAATCATTAAAACGTCTTTTGTTTCTACATTATTGGCATGATTCATTCTTTCTACTCGGTAGTTCATCTCATAATCTTCGTGAACGTGACCTTGCCAAATCATGTCAGCACCTTGAATATATGTGGACATTCGTGAGTGCCCAATAACCCCCTTTGTGACTACTCCTCCACCAATTCCGTGCATATACTTAATTCGATATGATACCTTTGAACCGTTTCTGTTAAAGGTGTAAACAATCCAACCACCATATCCTCCAAGTTCAACGTGAGTTCCGTTCTTCATATTTAGCCCACCGACAAACCTGTCAAGGATAGAAATTTCATTGTGCTTCAATATTGCACTCTCGTGATTTCCTACACCTACAACCTTGATGTGTTCAGCATAAGGTGAGAACCATTCAATCGCTTGATTGACTATCTCGTCAAAGTAATGATCTACTTTGAACTCAGGTCTTAGACTTCCTTTGCTACCTCGAAAATCCCTCCTCCCAGCCATTAAATCGAATGTGTCCCCATTAAGGTGTATATGGCAATCTTGCTCGATGGCTTCGTCAAGGTGACGTTTAAGGATGTCACGTTGGCAATAGGGAGAATCCCAATGGATGTCGGAGATAAGAAGTAATTTCTTCGGTGAGAAATCGTGGTTGAATCTGTGTACATTTGTCATAGTATTAAAGCCAAGATTAACAAAGCAAACTGAACCGCATTAACGTTTCTCAGTATTTTGTTCTTGCTTTTTTCTTTGGCAATGGTTTTTTCTTGGTTGGTAATTATTGCAGCTTGGTGTTCAATCTGTGCTGAATCTTGCTTTGATAATTTGATATAAAGCTCTTGTTTCTTTCTGCATTCATGCAACTCAATCAATCGCTCGTTTATCTCTCTGATCGTGCTGTCTGAGAATTGAGAGGATGCTTTCTGTGGTTTTAACACTGCCAATGCTATCAGAGTAAATGTTGCGGAGCGAATCAATCTCTTTATCAACTGCATAGATTTCACGAATTATTATCACTCTACTCGTATCACGTTGGTATGTCGCAGTAGCTTTCGAGGTAGGGCGTGTTGATACTAAAACTAATACCATGCCCAGCAACAACATCAGTGCGTGAGTCAAAAAAGGGTTCAGCATTTCCGCTAACCACGATCTCAAAGTCTGCATCGGTTACGTTTCTTTTTAATAGTGTTACAATGTCTATGATTATTCCTGCCGTGTCAGATAGAACCTCTATTGTGTTAGAGCTGCTTTCAAATTGTCTGTCCATCACCAACATAGAGAAATCATAATTGACCGCCTTCTGCTCGGTGTTAAACGTGAAGCCGTTTGGCACAAGCCACACTAACGGATAGTATTTAACTTCATCAACTGCAAAGTCAAACTCAGCTCCGACTGCGAACTTTCCCACCATCTTGTGGCTTTCCGCTTGTGTTTTTATCTTTTCGATTATTTGGTTGAGCGTCATATTTTTTAAGCTTGGCTTCGTTTTTTAGCCTCCATTTATTCTTCGTCATTAGGAAAATCGTAATTGTAGAAGCAGTCATCACTTGTACCCGGCATATAAATGCCTCCAAACAATGCTGTATTCTTTGGTCGAATTACATCAAAACCACTTCCAGGATTTAAGAACTTAGGATACAAGGTTGGATTCTCTCTTAAATAATCTCTCAATCGCTCCGCATAGTATTCAGCCTTATCTCTGTAACGTTGCTCAATCTGAGTCAATTCACTTGTAGTGATAGGCGTTGCATTTTCAGAATTGCGAGAAGCTACTGACTTATTCATGAACTTGAACGTCATCGGAAGCATCGACTCAGTAAGTGAGTAATACTTCAAACAAGGTGCAATGTATGAATCTAACAATGTTCTGTTATCAGTTGTCAAAGTGTCGTTGTATGCCTGATCTTGCAACTCATCATAAATACCTGAGCCAATCACATCACGAATGTAAATCTCTTGAGCCTCTTTAATCGCAGATTTTAAAAGCTTAGGATCAACATTTTCATTGATAGGTGAATTATCTCGTAGGTATTGAGTCGATATAAAATAAACAAAGTTAGCCATTGATTCTTCTTCTTAATAATTGTGGTTGCCAAATGTGGCGGCAATATGGAACGTGAGTTGTCGTGCCTTTGATTGTCATCCATCCGCCTCGTCTTTTCCAAGCTGAATAACCAGGATCATTGTACTCTCTTGCAAGTATCACTGATATTTGGTCGATTTCTTCTCTTGTGTAAACTCGGTTGAGTCTAATCATCCTCTGACAGAAATCTCTTGATGTAGGCAACAAATCGCCTCCGCTTATTCCTGGTGCTTTCTCATATGTGTAACGAGTCACAATCTCTGTTCCTACATTTGAATTTTCAAGAGTAGTTGTTCCTTCAGGTGTGATTCTGAAACCATCATCAACAGATTCAATCAAGCCTCTCTGTGCCATATCATCTACTTCCCTCATTATCTCCTCCACAGGCTTTTTAATGTTGTTAGAGAGCGTTTCTAAGGTGATTCCTTCATTACTATACAACCACTGCAAAATCATCGCTTGTAGAGCATCTCCGAACTCCAAAGGTACAGACTCAAAATTGTCTGCATCTTCACCGAAATCAGCGAATACTTTTAAATCTTTTTCATCATCCCATCCAAAAGG